TTCCATGTGTATGCTGTAACAGCTACACCATCAACAGTAACAGCTACATCAGCCTGTGTCCTGTAACTAAACGGGACTGCGTAGGCATCTGTACTGCCATTACCTACATATCTTACGAAACTATTTGCCATTTATATCCTTATATTCTGTTTTATCTCTTCTAAAAGGGGTACTTTTATTGTGTTAGTATCTGTATTGCTGTTTCAGCATCTTTATACCCTTGTTGAATCTGCTCTGCATTTTCTATTGCCGAGCTCTTTATTTGAGGAAACTCTTGTATCATTAGAAAATATGCTTGTCTTTCAGCTTGATGTATCCATGATAAAATTTGATTTTGTTGAAAATCGTATCCTTTTTGTGAAGTAAAGAATAACCATTTCGTTTCTTTTTTACCTTTAGGGTGTCTATATAAAGGACTTGTTTTATTCTCAATCATCATTTCTATAAACGCTTTTAATTCATAATCTTTTCCTTTGTATCTAAAGGTAATCTCTTGTTTTAATTCAAGCCATCTATCATAAGCTGTTTGATTCTTAGAGTTTCTTATACTTCTTAAATCAACACCTATATCAACCAACCCCTTTTTAGGTGGTGGTCTATAAGTAAAATCTCTTCCTTCAAAGAAATTAGCTATTGTTGCATTTTTCCATTTAGTCATAGCGAAAGGTGTAGACCATAAACCTGTTGAACCACCTAATCCGAATAACCAACCATTCTTTCTATCAATCTTTTCACCTAACATATTTCTTCTAGGCATAACTCTTGATTCATCACCTAAGAAAATACGAGTCATTCTATCATTGAAATCCCATAAATCTTTTTCCCATTCATCATTAACTCTATCTGCATATCTAAGTCCACCTGATAATGGCATAACTTTATAAAGTGCTCTTGAAAATACTGATATAGCCGAATATTCAGGTTTTCTATGAAATAAGAAATCATCACTCATTAAGAAGTTAGCAGTTTCTAAAAGATTCTTAGTATAAAATTTAGAAGTTAAATTTCTTACTATTGTTGTAACTGACCCTAAAGCTAATTCTAATTCTCTACTTCTCATTGCTTCAGGCATAGTCTCATTGTATCTAAAATATTCAGTTAATCTTTCATACATATCTGCCGCTATAAAGAAAGGCATAAAGATAGGGTCTAATCTATTTAAAGAAATATATCTACCATCTTCTGTTCTATAAGAATAAGGTTGCCAACCTGTTATTGATTCTCGTTCTCTATTAATTTTATAATCTCTTGAACCACCGCCAGTAAATTTTCCTGCCATAGCCATACTTACAGCAGAACCCCATAATAACCAACCTGCTTGTATTCTAGCATTGGCTTCAGCCGCCGCTTCAGGATTAATGTATTTCTTTCTTCTTCCTTTTACAAATATTTGTGAAGGGTCTGCTGAACGTGCCGCTCCTAATGCTTTTTTAGTAAATCCTTTGAATGTACCTTTTTCAGCTAAATCATCTACTTCAGCTAACATGTGTCTCATCTGAAATTGAAATCTACCCAAGAAAGGTAAGTGTTGGAAATTCCAACGTAATAAATTTGAAGGTGTATTAATAAAGTGTAAGCCAAAAACTCTAGCCCATCTATGTTCATTAGTTGATTTTAGAACCCAACCTGTAATTTGACTTTCTCTTTTATTTGTGACTGGATTTATTTGTCCTGCTTTTTGTGTGTACGAACCTTCTCTAGCATAGTGTAAAGGAGAATTAAGTTGGTCTTGTACTCTATCTCCAATTTCTATAGCTCTTCCAGTATCCGCATCATAAAATTCTTTTTGTATTTCTTTAAATCTAGTTTTATACCATTGTTTAAATGAATCTCCTTTTAATAAACTAAAATCAGGAGTTTCTTCTAAAATTCTTGAATTAATAATTGATGTCATTCTAGCTCTGAACATCATTGTTTTAAGAAATTCATCACCTGCCGCTAAAGTACGGAGAGGTAATGTAGTAGCTAAACCAATAGTCTCAAAAGGTAATTGAAGAACTTTGCCAACTAATCCTAAAGGTTCAGTTCCTAATTTTGCTGTTTCGCTTATCCATCTTTGTAATTGTCCTTGTCTAATATTACTATCCCATTTCATTTGCATAGAATCAAGAATAGGTCTACCCATATAAAAACTTTTACCTGCTCTACCTAAAGCATGAGCAAGATAAACATATTGATAAACATAAGTTTGAAAAGACTCTCTAGCAAGTACCATAGCTCTTTGTCTATCTTTAGGTAACATATTAGCCGCTCTTAACAATATCACAAAAGGTTTCCATTGTGTCTGTGTTAAACCTGAAACTATATTAATAATGTGTGTATCAGGTGAAGACAATAAATTATTATTTACATACTCAGCCGCTAAATCCCATTTACCTACTTTTCTAGCATTTGATAATGCTAAATGAATTTGGTCATCATCAGTAAGCAGACCTACTGCTTTCCAATATTTTTCAGGATTATCACTTTTTACTTTTATCATCTTAGGGTCTTCAGGTCTTACTTTTAATGATTGAGCACGTAATCCAACTCTAATAACATTTCCTGCATAAACTCCTCTAGCAACATTCTCTTGCATTTGTTTTTGAATGTCTAATAAAGGTTCTACAGCTTTATCTCTTATATTAATTTCATCAAGAATTAATTTTCTTTCAGAAGGAGACAAATCTACTCTATGTAATTCTAAAGCAAGTTTATTTATATCTTGAAATTCTCTAGCAATAGCATCAGCATGAGCTATAATATATGCAAACTGTTCTTTAAATACTGGGTCAGTAGCAATTCTACGAGACATTTTTTCTAATTTAATTCTATCGTATCCTAATGCTACAGCACGTTCAATCATCTCTTTTACAGTTACTTTATCTGTACCCATTGAACCTGATATTTCAATTACTTTTTGTTTAAGATGTTTTCTGTAACCACCTACTTCATATTTAGTAATATTTAATTTTAACTTAGGTGGTTTATCTGTGCTTAAAATATCTTTTCTTAAATTCTTAATTCTTTTTTCTGTAGTATCTCCATGTAATCTACTGTCTTTATCTAATTGTTCTATATCTTCTTTAGTTCTATCTTTAAGTTTAGGTTTCGCTCCTTTTTCTTTTAAAGATTTAGGTAAAAGTTCTTCAAATAACTTGTTTCCTGTTGTAGTGCTTTTACCATAATTGTGAAATTCTATTAAGTTTTTAACTGTTTGATTTTTGAGAAGTCTATTAGTAAGTTTAAATGAACCCGCCGCAAAAACTCCACCAAATACCGTTCCAAAACCAAAACCTGCGGCACTAGAAATTCCCGCTTGTTTTAAACTAAATTCATCTTGAACACCTGACCTAATAGCTGTACCTTGTAATATACTATCGTGAGCACCACCAATAATAGTTCCAATATAACCTTCAGTTAAAGCTCCTTTTTTAACAGCTCTACCCAGTGCTTTTTTAGTAGATAGTTTAGCCGCTTCTTCAATAGTTTTTTTATTAACTTCTTTAGACATTTTAGCTTTTAAAGATAATTTTAAAGCCTGTCTAAAACTTTGTTTAGCCGCTTGACCACCTACTCCAACACCTACTAAATTTATGGGGTCTAATATCATAGCACCACCATTATCAATTAACCACCCACCAAAACTTCTATTAGGGTCATTCCACCAAGACGGAAGAGCCATGTAAGTTTGTTGTATGTAATTAAATTCAGCTAATCTTTGAGTGTCGGATTCACCAAATACTTGTGTCATATCTATTCCCATAGATATTAAATTATGGTTTCTCCAAGACCTATCATTATAAAAATATTCTAATAAGTCAGCATTGTCCATACTTTTAAATACATCTTTACCTTCTCTATAAGAATAAAAACTTTTTAATGTATCAAAGAATTTAGGAGTTTGTATTTCTTCTAATGCCATTTCAGCACTTTGAGGCTTAAATAAATCAAAATTAGTAAATGTACTTGTATCTCCTAATTTAGTTATAAATTCAGCCATTTATTATTCTCCTTTTTTAATTGCGTTTATTACTATTTGAAATGCTTGGTCTATCATTTGAGGTGTTACAGTTGTACCTGCAAAATCTTCAATTCTTTTAGCAGTTTCTTTTAATAAATTATTGTAATCTGCGGTTTCCATAACAGTTATCATGTTTTCAGTTATACCAATATCTTTGAACATGTCTGCTAGAGACGCAGTAAATTTTTCTTCTATAAATCTTCTCTTACTTTCTCTATCAGATTCACCCCATCTACTATCATCACCCGTAAAAGGGATACCTAATAAAGAAGGGTCAAAACTCTCTGTAATTTTCTTAACTATTGCAGGGAAATTAAGTTCTTCTAAATCTATCTTTTCATAAACATCTTTAGTTGTCTTAATAACTCCTGCTTCTTCATATTTTTCAGTTTTAACTTTTTCAAGTCTTTCTTCTTCTGCTATATCAGCTTCATACTCAGTGAAGGATTTAAGATTAGGAGAAACATTTTCATCAGTAAATTGTTCAACAATAACTTTTCTAAGGTCATTCATAAATTCATTACGTTCTTTAAATGTTGGTTCTTTTTTAAATTCATCTTTATATCGTTTTTCAAACGCTATAATTTCTACTTTCATATAAGCATCAGCGTTAGCTTGAGCTAAGAAAGAATTAGGTTTTTCAATAAATATATTACCTACTTTTTCCATATAATTACCCTTAACAGCGTTAAGGTTAATCTTAATTAAATCTTTATAAGTTTGATTAGTTTGATAAATAGGCATTTTACCTTTTTGTATATCTTCATCAAACGCATTGTAATAAGTAAGAGCCGCTTTCCAGTCATCAGGATTAATTTCTGATTCCATCATAGCATCTAATACAGCATCTAAACTTTCATATTTACCATCACCAATATCTGAAATTAATCTATTAAAGACATTAGGGTCAGTTTCTTTCCATCT